GGTAATTCCGACCTTGTTTAGTCTCTAGTCACGAGGTCTTCACTAGGGGGTTGCATTGCCTGACCTGCTTGATCTGTCAGCACAAGTAACGCAGCAGCGGTTCGGAGAGGTCGTTGGCGTGAGCCATCAGGCCGTATCCGATGCGTTGCGGCGCGGCGTGCTGCCTGAAAATGGCACGTCAGGCGCGTGGCTGCTGGCTTACTGCGGCCACCTGCGCGAAGCCGCCGCAGGGCGCGCTACCAACGGAGACCTCGATCTGGCATCGGAGCGGGCGGCGCTGGCTAAGGCGCAGCGCGAGAAGATCGAGATGCAGAACGCCGTGACGCGCGGAGAGCTCGCTCCGGTGGCGCTGCTCGAGCAAGTGTTGACCGCCACCGCGTCGCGGGTGGCCGGCATTCTGGACGCGATCCCCGGCATGGTGCGTCGCCGCGTTCCGCAGCTTTCGGCCGACGACATCGTGCTGGTCGCGGAGGAGGTCGCCCGCGCGCGCAATACGGTCGCCGGGATGCGCCTGGTCGATGTCGATGTCGAACTCGACGATGATGTCAGAGAAGACGCCGTCGATGTCTGAGCGCGCGATCGAGCGCCACTTCGCGCGCGGCATCAAGTCGTTCGCCGTGCCGTCGCCGATCAACCTCGACGAGTGGGCCAGGGAGCACTTCTACCTCTCGGCCGAGTCGAGCTATGTCGAGCAGCGATGGGCGCCGTGGTGGTTTCAGTCCGCCATCATGGCTTGCATTTCCAACGACGACATCCGCGAGATTATCTGGCGCAAAAGCGCACGGGTCGGCTACACGAAGATGATACTGGCCGCGATCGGCTACTTCGCCGAGCACAAGCGGAGGAACCAGGCGCTCTGGCAACCGACCGACGACGACCGCGACGAGTTCGTCAAGGCCGAGCTGGAGCCGATGCTACGCGACGTGGCGGCGATGCAGAACGTTTTCCCGGCATTCCTGCGCCGCGACAAGGACAACACGCTGCAGAGCAAGAAGTTCATGGGCTCGCTGCTACACTTGAAGGGCGGCAAAGCGGCCAAGAATTACCGCCGGATCTCGATCGACACCGGCTACCTCGACGAGTACGACGCTTTCGACTCCAACATCGAGCGCGAGGGAGACCCGGGAACGCTGGCCGGAAAGCGGATCGAAGGCGCGACGTTCCCGAAGCTGGTAATCGGATCGACGCCGAAGCTAAACGGTTTCTCCAACATCCAGAAGCGGGAGCAGGCGGCCGATTTGCTGATGACGCCGCAATTTCCCTGCCCGGAGTGCGGCGGCTATCACCCGCTGGTTTGGGGCGGCAAGGAGGACCCGAGCGGCTTCAAGTGGCGCGACGACGACCCGACGACGGTGCGGCACCTGTGCCCGCATTGCGGGGCGCTGATCGACCAGGCGCAGTACCTGGCCGCGGCGAACGCGGAGACCGGCCGCTATCAGTCTGCGGACGGCACGACCTGCGACCGGCGCGGCGTGTTCCGCGATTCCGGCGGCAACGTCATCCGGCCGCCCGATCGCGTGGCGTTCCACACATGGAGCGCCTACAGCCCGAACGTGTCATGGGTTGACATCGTGCGCGACTGGCTGACCGCCAACCGCGAGGCCGGCGAGGGCAAAAAGGACAAGCTGCAGGCGTTCGTGAACACGACGCTGGGCGAGTATTGGGCCGAGGACTACGAGCAGGCGGACGACAACGAGCTGCGGCAGCGCGCGGAACCGTTCCCGCTCGGCCGGGCGCCGATGGGCTGCTTGGTGCTGCTGGCGTCGATCGACACGCAGCCGAACCGGCTGGAAATCGCCATTTGGGGCTACGGCCGAGGCGGCGAGATGTGGACCGTCGATCATCGGGTTCTTTTCGGTAACCCAAACGAAGACGACATCTGGCACGAGGCCGAAGAGTACCTGTTCGAGACGCAGATCGAGCACGAAAGCGGGCAGAAGATGTCGGTCCTTGGGGTGGCGATCGACTCCGGCGGGCACAACACGCACGCGGTCTATGCCTGGGCGGCGAAGCATTCGCGGCGCAAGGTGTTTGCGATCAAGGGGCGATCTGGCCGCGAGCGGACGATCAAGGACGGCGCGTCGAAGGTGGACATCGACTGGCGCGGCCGGGTGCGCAAGAACGGTCTGGTACTGTGGCACGTCGGAACGGCACACGCGAAGGATCTGCTGCACGGCCGGCTGCAGATTCAGCGGCCCGGGCCTGGCTACATTCATTTCAGCCGCGAGCTGTCCGACGAGTGGTTCCGCCAGTTTGCCGGCGAGGCGCGGACGACCCGGCGCACGGCGCGCGGCGATGAGTCGGCATGGACTCCGACGCGCAAGCGCATCGAGGCGTGGGACTGTGCGGTCTATGCCATTTGGCTTGAGGCGTACTTTGAGCTTGGAAAGCGCGGCAAAAAGTTCTGGGACGACCGCGAGGAAGCAGTGCAGCCCAAGGTTGTCGACCTGTTTGCCATTCCGGGACAGGAATCCGGCGCAGACACCGTTCCCGCATCCTCCCCGACGCTCCCTGACCCGCAACCGCTTTCCCTTCGCCAACCCGTCCGGCCGCCGCGGCCGTCTTTCGTCAAGAGGTGGTGATGTCCGACGACGACTTCCTGTCCGACGTGTGGAAGGTGCTGGCGCTGCACGTCGGCACCGGCGTCGCCGATCGCGAGCTGCTGCAGCTCCGGCATAAGTGGGGCGGCGCGCGGCTGTACCACAAGAAAGCGCCTGCCTTGCCGACCCAATTGCCGCTTGCGCAGGGGCTTGCAAGCGGCAAGTCGGTGCGCGAGGCGTGCGCCGAGATCGGCTGCAGTCCACGCTGGGGCCGGTATCTGGCGGCGCGCAAATTGTCCCGATAGCGGAACGTTTTTGCCTATCTGACGCCTGGCGTCGGCGGTAGCGTGCGCACAGGACACGCTCGCCGCGCCGCGGCCTTTCCAGGAGTTTTGCCATGTTTCTGACTGATGCAGCCAAGGGCGTTGCGCTTGACGCCCTGTTTCCGACCGGCACCGGCACCGACCGCTGCTACCTCGGCGCGCACACCGACTACAGCGCTACCGGGTCCAACCTGCACGGCAGCGTCGCGGCCGGCACTTGGGCGGCGGCGTCCGGCGGCAGCAAAACCACGACCGGAAACGTCGACATCACGATCACCGGCGCCGTAACGGTGAAGTGGATTTCGGCGTGGGGCGGCACCGCCGGCAACACCTTCCGCGGCATGGCGCCGAATGGCTCGACCGGCGCGCTGTCGTTTCAAGTCGATCTGGCCAACAATCGGATCTACTGCGAAGGCCACGGCTGGAGCAACGATCAGAAGATCACGTTCTACGGCGCGGCGGCTCCGACTGGCTTGACCGCTGGCACGACCTATTTCGTGTCCGGCGTCACCGCCGGCGATCCAGACTACTTCACCGTCAGCGCGACCGCCGGCGGCGCAGCGATCGACATCACCGGCCAAGCGGCCGCAGGTTGCACGGTCAGTAACATCGTCGAAGACGTCTACGCCGCCGGCGGCACGCACCGCGTGAGCGGTTTCACCATTGCGCTGTAGCGCATGGCGTGTCGCGCGGCAACTGCTTCTTTGCCAGCCTCATCATTTGCTGGCGCCTGCGGCATCGGCGCGGTCGGTGGTGGGTGCGGCCGAGCGATCACATCGCCGGCTGGCACTGGGGCTGGCAGAGCAGGGATTGTCGCTACACGCTGCACTACGAGCCGCTGGAGCCTAAGCGGATGCCGGCGGCGGTGTGGCACAAGGTCTGGTATCGAGGCCGCCTCGTGCGCGGCGACCAACTGAAGGACAAGACATGACCCCCGAGCAACTGGCCGTCCTGAAGGCGGCAATTCTGGCCGAAACGGATGCGGCCTTCGTTGCGGCGCGCACGGCTGGCGCGACCGGCACGATGGCGGCGTTTTACAACGTCGAGGCGTCGCCCGCGTTCTACGTCTGGCGCAGCGAGTACACGGCGCAGCAGATCGCCGAGGCGATCGACAACGGGATCACGCAACTGGACGCGCTGACGGCCAGCAAGCGCGACTCGCTGCTGTGGTGGGCCGAGCGCAGCCACGACATGACGCGCTCGCAGTCGCAGGCGGCCGTGAATGACCTCTGCGGCTCGCAGAACACGCTCAAGGCGGCAGTGCTCGACGGCGGCAAGCGCACACTGACGCGCGGGCAGCGCCTGTTCGCCAGCGGCACCGGATCGCTGGCCGTGCCGGGGGCGACGACGTTTGACGGCACGATCAGCGGCGACGACGTTGCCTCTGCACTAGGTAGCTGATCATGGCCGACTCGACCCTAAAAGTATCAGGCTATCTGACGACAGAAGCCGCGATTGTGTTCGCCGGCACGCGGCAACTCGACTCGCTGGCCGACAACGAGTACACCGACCTGTCGAATGAGATCGACAATTCGACCAACAAGTACGCTTACGTTGATCTGCGCGTGAATCTCGCGTCGATCACGCCGACGGGAACAGATGCCGGGCTGGAGATCTTTCTCGTCCCGACGGTTAACGGTACAACCTACCCGTCATGGACCGGAGACGGGACAACGGATTCCCCAGAAAATCAACTGTTCTACGTCGGCTTTGTCCCGCTGAAAGCAGCAGCGCAGGCGCAGGACGGCGTGCTGATGGGCGTTCCGCTGCCGAATGGCAAGTACAAGTGGGGCGTGCGCAATCGGGCCAATGTCGCGCTCGCCGCCGATGCCGGCGACATCTATTGGCGTCCGTGGGGTTATCTGGGCGACGAGGCGTAACTCGTAATGCCGTATTTCCAGATCCCGTCGCGAAGGACACGTAAGCCACTGGGATCGGCGCGGATTAATCCCTCCGTTGCGCCGTACATCAGTCTGGCGTGGCAGTTCACCGGATCTGGAGTTCTACAGCTTTCACCCATTGTCCAGACAATATCGTCGCCTTATCCGGCGACCGCGCCATTGCTTGCCGCCGGGATGTTGAATGGCGACAGCATACAAGGGCTGGCGAACGACGCAACGAATCGGTATATCGAGCTCGGCAATGCAGCCAATGGCGCGCTTGGCACGTCGGGCGGCTGGATGTTTGCGGTATTTAGGTCGGATGGTTTTACGTCGCAAACGTCTAGCATCAATGTCCTAGCGTCGAAGGGCATTCTGGTTAATGGAGCGCAAAGCGGCCCCGGAATTGCCGTTACAACTGCCAACAAGTTGGCATTCATCGCTGGCGGCAGTTCGATAACCAGCGCAGCGTGCATCAGCAATGCCGTCGTTAACGATGGGCAGTGGCACGCCGTGGTCGGCTCGCGGCCGGCGACCACGTTGCAGATGTGGCTGGACGGGACGAAGCAAACCGGAACGGATACCGGGACGCTTGCTGGCACCGCTTCACATCAATGGCGCGTGCTCCATGATGGTGACACAACGCCCGCAACAAACCGCGAATTCAATGGTGCCATCGCATTGTTGGCGATGGGAACGGGCGTCCTGCCGGATGCGTTGGCGGCTAAGTTATCGAGAAACCCGCAAAGCATTTTTACGCATGACCGGATCCGCCTCTATTTCGGCGCCGGCGGCGGGACGACGACGACCATTACCGAATCGGTATCGGCCCGACTCAAGGCGCGCGGCAGCGAAACCAGCGCACCAATCCGCACTGAAACCGTAGTAGCGCGCAGCAGAGCGCGTGGCACCGCCACTGTAACGGCGATCAAGGTCGAAGCCGTCGTCGCTCGGCGCAAGGCGCGCGCTACCGACAGCACGGCCGCCATTCGCACCGAAGCCGCCGTCGGTCGCGTCAAGGCGCGCAGCACCACGACCGTCGTGCATATCGACGCCGGCGCTGTCGTTCAGCCGGTCGCCGGTCGGCGCCGGGTCAGCGCCAGCGTCGCCGCAACGTCGATTCGCACCGAGGTTGTGGTCGCCCGCCGGCAGGCGCGCGGAAGCGACACCGTTACCCTGACCCGTACCGAATCGGTCGCTGCCCGCCGCAAAGTACGCGGCGCCGTCACGGCCGCGCCGGTCGTCGCCGGCATGATCACCGAGGCCGTCGCCGGGCGCCTGCGCGCGCGCGGTAGCTCGACGACGACGACGACGCGGATCGAGGCCGTCGCGACGCGCCGTAAGGCGCGCGGGTCGGCTGTCATCAACGGCATCCGCGCCGCACTGGCCGCCGGCCGCGCCAGGTTGCGCGCAGCCGTCGCCGGCGCGCCGTACGTCGCGCCGACGCTGCCGCTTGAGGTGCCGGAACCGACCCGGACGCTGAACGCGCAGGAAAGCCGCCTTGGTGCATCGCCGATCGCCGCCGATCCGCGCCGCCTGGGCGCGACGCCGACCCGCAAGGCGCCGCCACGGCTGGGCTGACGCGGAACGATTTTGCCTATTCGCCGCCGTCCGCGCTTGGCATCGTGCCGCTATGCGCGACCGCATCATCGCCGGCGACACGCTTGATTTCGTAACCACGCTGCCGGACTACCCGGCCAGCGGCGGCTACACGCTCAAGTATCGGCTGGCGCCGCGCAGCTCGGGCAGCGCGATCGACATTACCTGCACGGCCGACGGCGACGACCACCGCTGCGGCGCCGCGGCGTCGGTGACGGCGACTTGGGCGGCCGGCGAGTATTCCTGGTCGTGCTGGGTCGAGAAGGGCGCCGAGCGGTACAGCGGCACCGCCTACCCGTGGCGCGGCGAATGCACGATCCTGCCGAATCCGGCGACGACGGCGACCTACGACGCACGCACGCCGGCGCGCAAGGCGCTCGACGCGATCAACGCCGCGCTTGCGACCTACGCCGAGCGCGCGCACGTCATCGAGTACGAGATCGGCGGGCGGCGGATGAAGTTTGCCGACCAGGGCGCGCTGCTGGTCATGCGCCAACGTCTCGCGGCCGAAGTGGCGGCCGAGGACATCCAGGCCAAGCTCGCGGCCGGCCTCGGCGGCGGGCGCAAGCTGCAGATCCGGCTGTGACGACCTTCAGCTACCCGGAGAAGGGCAGTCGCATCCTGGCCGAGCACGCCCGGAAGATGCAACTGCAGCGCGCCATTGCCGCGCGCGCCGGTGCGCCGCGGCAGCGCAGCTTCGCCGGCGCAGCCGTCAACCGGCTGACGACTTCGCTGGAAACGTGGTCCGGCGCACTCAACGCCGACCTCGACAACGGCCTCGCAATCCTGCGCGCCCGCGCACGCACGCTCTGCGCCAACAACGAGTTCGGCCGCCGGTTCCTATCGCTGGTCTCAACCAACATCGTCGGCCACAATGGCCCGACGCTGCAGGTCCGCGCGACGATGCTCGGCGGCGCGCTCGACAAGGCCGCCAACGACGCGATCGAGGTCGCCTGGAAGCAGTGGGGCCAGATCTGCGAGCTGACCGGCAAGATGACGCTGGTGCGGTTGCTGCAGGTCGGCGCCAAGGGCGTCGCGCGCGACGGCGAAGCGATCATCCGCTTCGTCCGCAACCGATCGCTGCCGCACGGTCTCGGCCTGCAACTGCTCGAAGCCGACCGTCTCGACGAGACGATCAACGGGACCTTCAACGGCAACGACGTGCGCCAAGGCGTCGAGCGCGACAGCGCCGGCCGGCCGGTCGCCTACCACTTGCTGACCACGCACCCGGGCGACAGCTACAACCAGCAGCAACGCAAGACCGAGCGTGTGCTGGCGAAGGATCTACTGCACGTCTTCCTGCCGGAGCGCGCCGAACAGGTCCGCGGCTACACCTGGCTGCACGCAGTCCTGATGCGCTCGCACATGCTGCACGGCTACGAGGAAGCGGCCGTGATCGCTGCCCGCGTCGGTGCGTCGAAGATGGGCATCTGGACCCGCGACAGCGACGCCGCCGACGCGCTATCTGCCGTCGCCGACGCGCAGGACGCCAGCGGGAACCTGCAGATGAGCGCCGAGCCGGGCGACTTCATCGAGGCGCCGGCCGGCTACAAGCTGGAAAGCTGGTCCCCGGACTACCCGCACGCGAACTTCGAGTCGTTCCTGAAGGCGTGCGTGCGTGGCCTGGCCGTCGGTCTCAACGTCGCTTCGCACAACCTGTCCGGCGACATGACCGAGGTCAACTACTCGTCGGCGCGAATCGCCGAGCTGGCCGAGCGCGAGATCTGGAAAGAACTGCAGGAGTGGTTCGTCGCCGCGGTCATGCTGCCGATCTATCGCGAGTGGCTGGCGTCGGCGCTGTTGCGCGGGGAGATCACCTTGGCCGATTCGGGCAAGGCGCTGCCGGCCGACAAGTACGACAAATTCGCGACCGCCGCGCGGTTCCAGGCCCGGCGCTGGGACTGGGTCGACCCGCTCAAGGATGCGCAAGCATCGCGCGAGCTGATCGCAGAAGGGCTCGCTTCACGCACCGAGATCGCCGCCAGCAAGGGCCGCGAGTTCGAGGACATCGTCGACGAGCTGGCGCAGGAAAAGGCGCTGCTCGAGGCCGCCGGGCTGGACGTGAGCGAGAAGCCGGCGGCGCCCGTACCACAGCAAACCAGCGACAGCCAAGATCCCAGCAAGGAACCCGCATGAAGACTGTCACCGAAACCAAGAAGACCGGGCCGCAGTACCGCTTCTTCAGCGTGCGCAAGGATTCGATCGACGCCGAAAAGCGGACGGTCGCGCTCGCGTTCTCCAGCGAGACGCCCTACGAACGCTGGTTCGGCACCGAGATCCTCGACCACGACAAGAAGTCGATCCGCCTTGGCCGGCTGAACGACGGCGGCGCCGTCCTGCTCGACCACGACACCAGCAAGCACGTCGGCGTGGTCGAAGACGTGACCGTCGGCGAAGACAAGGTCGCGCGCGCCGTGGTGCGCTTCGGCCGCTCGCCGGAAGCCGAGGCCGCGTTCCAGGACGTGCAGGACGGCATCCGCCGCCACGTCTCGGTCGGCTACTTCATTCACCGCATGGTGCTTGAAGAGAAGAAGGCCGAGGGCGAGCAGGAGATCGACACCTACCGCGCGACCGATTGGGAGCCGTTCGAGATCTCGGTCGTCGCCGTCCCGGCCGACCCGACCGTCGGCATCGGCCGCGCGACCACGATGGAAGTGCAAACGCAGTTCGTCCGCTCGGTTGCGGACGAGCCGCAGAGCAGTGCGGACGGCAATCAGCCGGCCGATTCAACAACGGCGAATGCCGCCGCAAACATTAAAAGGGCCACCATGCCTGATCTCAAGAAAGACCCGGCGGGCGCCGCCGCGGAAGTGAACCCTGTCGAAGTCGAAAAGCAGCGCGTCAAAGACCTGATCGCCCTCGGCGAAGCCTACGGCAAGTACATCCAGCCGCGGGACATCCAGGACGCGATCATGAACGGCCGGAACATCGAGCAGTTCAAGGA